TACTTACCATCGTCGACCACCTCTTTTAGCCGGTTATCGGGCTTCTTTCCGAGTTGGTACTCTGTTGCGAGCGCCGAGTCGATCATATTAAGAGCTTGTAGCCGCTTGTCGCCGTCGGCGACGCTCGGTAGATTGAGTATCTCGAGCGCTTGGTTAATGGTAAGCAATCCGTACGGCGCGAGTTGAGCGATAAGAGAGACCTTCGTCTTATTGCTTGTAAACTGTAGCCGCCCAGACTCGAAGACGATACTATTACCGAAAGCTTGCTCGCGGTCGTTAAAGACTTTCGCGGTAAACTCTTGAGAGAGCGCTATCGCTATCGGCTCGAGCGTCGACTCATAGAAAGCGGCGTACTCGTCTTCTGTATACGAGCTATTTACGATAGACTCAGTAAGACCGAGATAATCGTATATCTTCGTCTTTACCTCTTTCGCTTGGTCGGCGTCCAGAAGTACCGGCTTATGGTCTATCGGTTGATAGTTCATCTTTTGGTCGGTCGCAATAACGCCGCCCTCGTTGCCCATACTCAGATAGTCGGCGACGAAAGCGTCTTTCTCTTCTTTAAGCTTCGTCGGGCTCATAATCTGAGTAAAGCTCAGAATACCGCGAATATTCGCGCCGGCTCTGATACCGTTAATCATGCCGTCGTTCTGAGTCTGGGCGAGCTCGATACCAGACGCGATAGCGCTATTATCTTCGCCGAGTACCTCGCTATCGTTGAAGAAGCGCCGCAAGTGGATAATATCATCATACGGTAAGACCACTCGACGACCGTCTCTTAACATGAAACCACAGAAGAGAGAGCCGGTCTCGTCGCTCAGTATTTCCACGTTCGCCGCCGTTATCGGGTATATCGCTCTCAGAGCGCCGCGCTCGTCTCGGTCGAGATACGCGAAAGCGTTATTGTACAGAAAGAGCCGAGTTACGAGCTTGTAGAGAAAGTCGTACGCGCTCATATAGCGGTTAGGTCTCGTCTGTAAGAGCCGGTTAAGCTTACCGTCGTCGCTCTGGCGACGCTCGCCGCCGTAGGCGATTACGTGAGAGCCTTTAAGCTTACCGGCGTTGCGAGCGATAGCGTCGACCGCCTCGCGAAAGACGTCGTTACTATAAGCGTCGCCGCCGTAGCGAGAGAAGCCGTATACGGGCTCGTTTACGAGCTCGGTCGTCGTCTTCGTTCTCGTCTTCTTAAAGAGTCTATCTAAGAAGCTCACTCTCTCACCTCTCGATCTTGGTCGTTACTTTCATCGGTACGAAGCACCCTCTAATATTCGGCGCTTCGTAGTCGATTACCGAAAAACTCGCGATATTATCGAGCGCGATATAGTCGGTCGCGTGTTTGATACTTTGGCTCTCGATTGCAAGAAAGCCGGGTATCTTCGGTACGTCGAGTTGTAAGCGAGCGCCGTCGATAACTGAGCCCTTCTTAAGTACGATCTTAAGTAAAATCGGCTTTTCCACTCGCTACACCTCGCTTTCTCGTAAGCCTATCTACCCACTTCGTATTATATCATAATACCGTATTACTGTCAAATATAATATTGTTCACTAAGACGAAAAAGAAGAGCGTACCGATATTCTTCGATACGCTCGTATTACCGATATTTCTATTTTCAGATTTTACCGAGAGTCTTACCACTTGAGACCACAGAAGAAGAGCCGCTCTCGTCGTCGTCTTGGTACTCTGGCGGTAGCGTGTAGACTCTCGTCGCGCCCTCTTCGTAATAATTGTACGCCGGTAAGAAGTCGTAGTATAGAGAGCCCTTCGAGCCGTTCCGGTTCTTAAGTATCTTAAGCTCTATCGGTAGCGGTTGACCGTTCGCGCCGTCGACGTCCATCTTATCGAGAAGCTCGCGTACTCTGGTATTATGGTCTTGTACGCTCTCGAAGACTTTCTTCTTCTTGCCGGTCTGGGTCGTAAACCAGTGTTTTTGATAGTCCATACCGTGATACTGCATAGCGAGAAGTACGTCGCTCGAGTACTCGATACCGCTCGACTCGCGGAAAGAGCCCATACTTACCGGCTCGTAGTAGTTCGTACGGTTAAAAGCCGATATTACGAGTACCGGTATATGGAAGTCACGAGAGAGCACCTTAAGCCGAGTCGTATCGTAGTCGGTAAGAAGCCGTTTATCGGTCGTATGAGCGGCTTCGCTCGGCTGTAGTATCTGCAAGTAGTCCAGTATTACAAAAGGTCTCTTACGGGTCGCTCTGATATGTATATCGACGAGCTCTCGTACCTTGTCGACGTCGACGTCGTTCTCGCCGACGACGATACGTACATTACCGGCGATCTTCTTCGCGGCGTTATAGGCTTCGAGATACACTCTACCGCGCTCGTCGGTCGCTTGCCCCATAACGACGCCGCCGATACGACCGCTCAGTATATCGCGAGTCGTAAGTCGGTAGCTCTGTAAGTACTTTTCTTTCTGGGTCTGTATATGAGAGTACCGGCTTATCGTCTTCGCGTTGAGCTCGTTCTTGCTCATCTCGAGCGAGAAGATAAGTACGTCTTTACCTTGCTCGGCGATCTGGGTCGCAATCTGTAGCGCGTAGCTCGTCTTACCCAGAGAGCTTATAGCGCCGAGAAAGATAAGTTGCTCGCCCATAAAGCCGCCGTCGAGCTTCTCGTCGAGATACCTAAAGCCGGTCTTCCATACCTCGCCGTAGCCCTGTCTACGAGCGTCTATATCGGCTTGTAGGTCGTCGAGAGCGCTCTCGTTACTCGTCTCTTCGAGATACGCTTTAATCGTCGCTTCTCGCTCTTCTTCGCTCAGAGAGTCGAAGCCGGTCGCGGTCTGGGTCTCGAGTCTTTCTTCGCTCATGGTCTATTACCTCTCTTTCGCGCTCGGTCTCGAATAAAGCTACCGTAGCTCGGTCGACCGGCGGCTCGTTCTTCTGCTTCTTTCTTCTGAGCGTAAGCTTTCTTCTCGGCGTCGGTAAATTCGATATGTCCGACGAGTTGCTTACACTCGCTCGCCGCCCTGGTAAGAGTCCGGTCTAAGTACGTGCGGCTCTTGCCCTTCGATCTATACAGACGAGAAGACCGAAAGAGTCGCTCGGTAAGAGCTCGGTCGCTCGTAAAGCCGTATAGAAAAGTACAGAGCGCAAGGTCGGCGCGACTATGGTCGTTACTGTAGTCGCTCGTATCGCCCTCGTAGAGCCGCTTTACGGCGTCGCCGGTACGACCGCTCGCGAAGATACGCTCGAGTATCTCGGCGTCGCTGAGCCGCTTTACCTCTTCGAGCCACCGCTCGTAACTGTAGCCACTTGAGACCACAGAAGAAGAGACCGTCGCCGGCGATCTGGGTCGCGCCGTACTAAGCGTCGCTATCGGCTCGACTTCTCGAAAGTACTTCTCGTACACCTCGGCGACTTGAGCGGTACGCTCGCCGAGCTCATACTCGAAGATAACGTTACCGCTTATCGCGATATACCCAGAGTCGAAAAGTTGGTACTCGGCTCTCTCAGTACCGAAAGCGTCTTTCTTATCGGCGGCGAGCTTCTTTATACCCTCTGGTAGCTTTCCGAGAAAGATAACGTGTAGCCCTGTACCGCTCGGCGATACCTCGGTATACGAGCTCATAGTCTTTACGATCTCGCCGGCTTCGTGAGTCATTACGCGACGCTCAGAGTCGACGACGTTATCTAAGTCGATACCGGCGACGCCTGTACCAGAGAAAGCGATACCGACGCCGGCGACGGTACACTCGACGAGCTCGTCGCGTCGCGGTAAGCGTACTCGCGCCGTCTTTCCGATCTGAGCGGCGGCGACGTCGTACGTCGCTAAGCTCTCTGGGTTGTCGCTCGCGCCGTTGTAAAGCGTGTACGGGTTTATTGGCGGTTTATCGTAGCCGCCGACGCCGTTATGCTTTTTCTCGTTCCATATCAACGGGTAGCATATCCAGACGCGACGCTCTCGAAGCGCTTCTAATTCTTTCGGTAAATCCATCGTCTCACCTCGCGCCGGTCTCGAGCTCTGGGTCTGCATGAGACCACAGAAGAAGAGCTCGCTTCGCCGGTATTGTCTGTATTACCGGTATTTTCTGTCTTATCCGTATTAACAATATTACAGAAATTATCAAATATTACGAAGTTGTTAATAAAGCTCGATAACTCGCTATAAATCCGTATAACCCCCCTTTACCGTCTCTTACCGGAGAGGAATTGCGAAGTACCCCCGCCGGCGTACTACCCCCGTCGCCGTTTTCGAGTCCCCTTACCCCTTGTCGGCTTCTGAGCTCGGCGGCGGCGGTCTGGGCTCTCTTCTGTGGTCTCATGTCGTCGGTATGCTTATCGTAGCGCTCTCGTAAGAGATAGAGCGCTTCGATAAGCGCTATCATATACATTAAGTACATAATACCTTACATAATCACCCAGAGCGAGAAGCTCGAAAAGCTCGATAAATCAAGGCTTCTCGGGTCGTTTGGGACGTTGTGCCGGTTGCCTGTTTTCCGGTAGTCCCGGTTGCCTGTTTTCCGGTAGTCTGGTTGCCTGTTTTCCGGTAGTCTGGTTGCCTGTTTTCCGGTAGTCCCCTCGGTCATTCTTTCGGCATAAATGAGACAACGACGGCGTAGTATTGATTACCGGCGCTCTTGTCTTTTTTGTGTTCGTAGCCGGTTATAAATCCTTTGCTTACCCAATACTCGAGACAACGGTCGATCTTGGCTTTAATATCATGCCGTTTGTCTTTCGTGAGCGTATCGGCGCTCAGACCGAGAGCTTCGTATACGTAGTCGTAGCGTATCGTACGAAGATTCTCGGCGAGCTCGTGCTTCGACTTCTTTACTCGCTCGAAAGTATTTCTCATAGATAAGAGACGCCGGTATAAGCACATCTTGAGAGTAAAGCTCTCGTCGCCGTTATTGAGCTTTGGTACATCCAGAAGCGTTATATCTCTCGTGTCGATCTCGTTACCGTTGAGTCGAGCCCATCTTAAGAGCGGCGGGTCGTAGTCGGTATCGCTGGGTATCGCTATCGCGCCTTCGACGATCTTACCGTTAATACGCTTCTTCACTTGACGGAAGGTAACGACGGGCTCGTCGTAAGCTATGGTCGCGTCGTTGCCTTTATCGTCTTTGTAGGCATACTCGAGAATAAATCTACCCTTGAATTTTTTAAGAGCGCTGTCTATCGCTTCTCTCGCTTCGTCTGGTACTTCGATCTTACCGGAGACTTTACCGGTCATAGCGCGATAAATCATATCGTAAGTCATTACTCTATTGCCGGCGCTCAGAAGCGTAACTATAGCGTCGTGTACGTTATAGTCGCGGTCGTTGAGCTCTGGCAACGAGACGAGCGTACCTTTGCTTAGAAGCTCTTTGTAGTCTATAGCGACTCGTACGGTTACTTTGCCGTACTTATCGAGCCGTAGGTCGTAGAGAGCGTCGTCTTCTACGTCGAGCGGTCTCGTAAGCTTATTACCGAAAAACTTTTGTGTTACTCGGTCTACGGTCGTTACGTACTTCGTCGGTCTGATAGCGAGCTCTTGCTTATCTACGTCGACTTTACCGCCGAGCTCGCCGACGGTACTCGACGTATACGGGCTCTCGGCGACGGCTTTTACGATATACTCGTTAATGAGAGCGGTACGCTCGGCGTCGTCTTTGAGCGCTTCTAAGTGACGTGAGACCACAGAAGAAGAGAGCTCTTCGATAGTGCGCTCAGCGTCCAGAAGAAGACCGCTATCGGTCTTTCTTACGTCTCGAGCCGAGAAAGCCGTTACTACTGTACCGTACTCGTTTATACCGGTCGTACGGGTCTTCTCGTAGCCTTTATAGACTTCTTGTATATAAGAGTCGATCTCGTCGCAAGCGCTCTTTACTATCGCGTCTGGGTCGTTACCGAGAGCGGCGAAGTGCTCGTCGAAGACGCCGCGAAGGTACTTAGCGCGACTCTCAGAAGACGCCCTTATAAGCTCGTAGAGCTTCTCTCTTGCGTCTCGCCACTCTTGCGAGCCGCTTTTAAGCCACTCTTCATAGAGATTTACGTCTTTCGGCGGCTCAGACGGCGCGAGCTTTAGCTCGAGCTCTCGAGCTTCTGTAATAAGCTTGCGGTAGCTCTCTTCGATGTTGCGAAGCTCTTTTCGTTCTTTCGGCGAAAGCTCGAATATCATCGTATCACCTCTTAGAGTCGTCTCTCGGTCTCGGTTCGGGCTTCTCGCCGGTTATAAGCTCGGTAAGAGTCCGGTCGGTTATATACCACGTGTTACCGACTTTTTGAGCTTTGAGCTTACCAGAGCGAATATACTTACGTACTAAGTCGCCGCTTCTATTGAGCATTTTCGCGACTTCTGCTACGGTATACGCCGTCGTCGTCTCGAGCTTAATCATAATACCGTATTACCTCTCTTTCTCGGCTTTCTTGTCTTCTCTGGGTATTCTATGAGCTCGGCGTCGTCGATCTTATCCAGAAGAAGACCGAGCGCTTCGTCGAGAGCGTACTTAATCTCGATACGGTTCGTATAGGCGTAGTCTCTGAGCTTCTTAAGATACGTCTTTCTAATCTTAAAGCTCATGGTCGTAAAGTCGTCTACGTCGCTCTGAGCCGCTCTAATCGCGGCGACTTCTTCTTCTGTGAGTACCGGCTCTTCTTCGACCGGCTTCGCGAGAAGTGGATTATTACCGAGTATCTTAGCCATGCTTAGCCCTCCCTTTCTGTGGTCTCTTGTCTGAGTATCTCGTCGGCGAGCGCTCGATACTGTACAGAGCCCTTGCTATTGATACTGTAGTTTATGACGTCTGTACCGTAGCTCGGCGCTTCTGCTATCTTCGTATTGGTGCTTATCTTGGTCTTAAAGACTTTCCCCTCGAAAGCTTGCTCGAGCGCTTCGAGTACGTCTTTATCGAGATTGCGACGCTCGTCGAAGAAGGTAAGCACTACGCCGCCGATCTTGAGAGACTTATTAAAGCGATCTCTTACGAGCTCGACGGTATCGCGTATCTGAGCGACGCCCTTAAGCGGTAAGTATTGAGCTTGTACCGGTATAATTACTTCTGTAGCCGCCGTAAGCGCCATGAGAGTAAAGATATTTAAGCTCGGTGGGCAGTCAATAAAAACGAAGTCGTAGCTCTTTTTAAGCTTGTTCAGAGCGTCGCGAAGAAGGTAGTTACGCCGGTCGACGTTTACGAGCTCGATCTCGCCGGCGCTGAGCCGTATATCGGTCGGTAAGACGTCGTACGGCGCTTTTACGTGCTTCGTCTTAATCGCTCGGTTTATGTCTTCGCCCTTAAGTACTTCGTAGGTCGTTACGTCGCCGTCGCTGAGCTCGTCGAAGCCGGCGCTCTGGGAAAGATTGCCTTGTGGGTCTAAGTCGACGAGTAAGACTTTGAGACCACAGAGAGAAAGAGCCGCGCCGACGTTAATCGCGGTCGTCGTCTTTCCTGTACCGCCTTTCTGATTAAGAAGCGTTATAATTCTCATTGTCGCACCTCGCTTACGTCTATAATCTGGTGGTCGAAGTCGGCTTCGTACGAGTCTCTAAGCTTACGTACGGCGTCTTCTGGGCTCTCGGCGGTCGTCGAGAAAGTCTTATACTTTAGGTCGTGACCGTCGATATACGAGATTTCGTACTTCATGCTATACACTTCCCTTCCATGATTTACTTTTTCTTGCTTCTGTGATAAAATAAAGACGGCTTAGGCGTGTACGCTTTACTATGGTTGCTTGGCGGCTTCTGTGGTTTGCTATTCGTCTAAGTCTTTTTCTGCTTCGCTACTTACAAAGTCGGCGTAGTCTAAACCCAGCAAAAAACCGAAAAATAGAAAGTTCATCGGCGTTTTTTCTGTTTCTGTTCCGTACCCAGACTCTCTAAACTCTCTTAAGTATCGTCTCGGGTTTTCTATCGTTCCGTCGATCATTTTTGAAGTAGCGTCGTCAAAAGCGAAAATAGCGGTAGCGGCGTCGACGCTCGATATATGCTTAGGCTGTTTCATGCTTACCTTCCTTTCTTGTAGCCTAAGCCGTCTTTGTTACGGTAAGACCGTCTCGGTCTTCCGGTTCTTATTATAGTCGATATGATTATCCCTTGTCAAGATTAATTTCTTGTTTTTAGTAATATGAGAAATAAGCGCTATACGAGAATATCGAAAAAGAAAAGAGCCGCCGGTCTGGTAGCTCTCTTCTCTGTGGTCTCTTGTCGTTCTCAGTCTTCCCAGTATCGCGGGTCGTAGTCGTAAATATCGGTCGAGCTTGGTATCTTACCGCCGACGGCGTTTTTCACGTAGACGAAGAGCTCGCCGTTATAGTCGTCTTTCGTGTCGACTCTCGTTATTAGATACCAGACGCCGCGATATAATACCAGTTGGTCAAATTCGACTTTGGCGTCGTAGTTAAACACGAAGAGCCGAGTCTCGTCGTCGCCGTAGGCATGAGCCATATATACGCCTTGTTGCGACAGCTGAGCGGAATAACACCACAGAAGAGACGGCGATCTCGGCGCGTAGCCGTATCTCGGCATACCGCCGGGTTGCGAGACGTCTACTTTCTTGTAAATCTGGGCTTTCTTGTCTTTCTTGTAGTAGAGTCCGCTATTATTCTTAGCCATTGTCTACACCTCGCTTATAGAGTGTTTAGATACTCTTGGTAGTGGTCTACAAGCCCTACGTAAGCGTCGAGAAGCGACGCGAGACCGTCTATACGGTACTTCGCGCTCTGAGCCTTGACGGGCTGTATATTGCCGTTTACGTCGGTCTTTACGCCGGTATTCGTGATACACCACTTAAGAAGACTCGAGTTATTATAGTTTACCTTCTTCGCTTGAAGGTCGGCGGCGAGCTTCTGCATAGGTAACGAGAGCGTCTTTACCCCCTGGTAGCACTTAACGAGATTAAAGCCGGCGCTCTGCATTTCCTGCACCCAGTACGCCGCGCTATACGGGTCGTAGTATATCCATGCCGGCGTAACGTCGTACTTCTCTACCATCTCGAGAAACCACTTCGTAACGTCGCTATATTGGATCTGGTTACCTTCACAGAGACGAAGAAGACCGGCTTCGTACCACTTGTCGTAAGGTATCTTTTCTTCGTGTACTCGCTTCTCGAAGTGGTCTCTCGGTAACCAGTACATTTGTACGACGTACCGCTTCTCGCTCTTATCCATGAAAAGAAGCGTCGCGGCGGTAAGGTCGCCGACGTGCGATAGGTCGACGCCGCCGATAGCATAGTAGCCCTTAAAGCGCTCGAGCTCGAAGGTCTCTTCGTTATTGATGTCCTCGAAGGTAAGCCACGCCGAGCCGACGGTCTGTATCACGTTAAAATCTTTTACGAGTACGCCGGTAAGGTCTCTCGGGCTCTGCTTCGCTCGCTCGACTTTCCCGATAAGGTCGTCGAGCTTCTTAATATGACCGAGCGACGGGTTAGCCTTTTCCCATTTCATAGGGTCGAGCCACTCGTCTTTATTGTCGAGCTCATAGAGTACCGGTAAGAAGTGCTCGTCTTCTATGGTATCGTCACAGACGCCGCAAGCGTATTTATACATATCGTCGAAGATACACTCGCGCACCGTACCGGCGGTCGTTATCATGACTAAGAGCGGTTGACGTCTCGCGCTCTGGCTCTGCTTCATGACTTCGTAGGTATTCCGGTCTTTGATAGAGTGTAGCTCGTCTATGATTACCAGAGAGCTATTAAGACCGTCGAGCGTATCGCTATTTCTTCCGAGCGGTTGCATTTTCGAGAAGGTAAGCGGAAAGTATAAGTCGCTCTTACGCTTCTTCGTGATACTCGCAAGGTCGCCGCTCTGCTTAACCATATTACAGACTTCTTCGTAAATAATCCGCGCTTGGTCTCGCTTGGTAGCGACGCTATAGACTTCCGCGCCGGCTTCGCCGTCGGCGATCATGCAATAGAGCGCGAGACCGGCGAGAAGCGTACTCTTACCGTTTTTGCGACCAACGTAGAGTATCGTCTCTCTGTACTTTCTCGAGCCGTCTACGACGCTTATAAAGCCAAATAGAGCCGATATAAAAGCTTTCTGGAAGAGCTCGAGCTTTACCGGTTGCCCTGCCCATTCCCCTTTAGAGTGCTTACAAAAGCGCTCGATAAACTCTATCGGCTTCTCGGCGCGACGCTTGTCGAAGATATAGCCGCCGGTCGGCGAGTGTATCGCTTTACTGAGCTTCTCGTATTGTCGGCGTATACGTTTACCGACGATACACTTACCAGAGCGAATAGCGTCGAGATACTCGTCGATATAATTCGTCTCGCCCTCTGGAAACGGTAAGACGTTCTCTTTCTGTGGTCTCATTGCTACGCACCCTTTATAAAGTCGTATACGGGATTCTTCTTTTCCGTCTCTACCGACTTACCGAGAATATCGGTAAGCTGTTTATAGAGCATACCGTAGCGCTGTACCGTCGTATTATACGCTTTGAGCGCTGGCGACTCTCTATAAAAGTCCTGCTTTCCTTGCTGGAAGTGCTCGAGCTCTCCGGTCTCGCGTATCTGGGCTTTAAGACGGGTAAGCGTCTCTTCCATGAAAAGAAGCTCTTCGACGATCTTCGCGGCGACGGTATACTTATCTTCCGGTACTCGCTCGAGAAGCTCTTTTAACGGGTTTTTTCTTCTGCTCATGGTCTACACCTCGCTTTCACTTGAGACCACAGAGAAGAGCCCTCGCTCGAGCTACTACGTCGTCAATCTGCTCGCGGTCTCTTTGGTATCTCTGGGTATCTACGCTCTCTTTTACGGCGACGATCTCGCCGGCGTCGTCGAAGAGCGCTACGTCGTGCCGTAGTCCGTGCTCGGCGTTGTGGCAGTCAATACAGAGCGCTTCTAAGTTGTCGAAGCTGAGCGCTACGCTCGGGTCGTGTACGTTCACGTCGTCTAAGTACTTTTTGTGGTGGCATATCTGAGCCGGTTTACCGCACCTCTCGCAAGTGTAGAGCTTCGAGCTCAGATACGCCGCCGAGACTCGCCGCCACGCTCGCGAGTTGTAGAAGTCGCTATTACCGTACTTACTCGGCATAAGCTCGCGCTCTGAGCGTGATAGCCTTTAAGAGCGCGTTAATCGTTCTCGTGAGACTTTGGTCGTCGGCATGGTCGGCGTAATACCATTGAGTAAGGATTAAGCCGGCGACGGTATCTACCATCGGCTCGCTTACTTGGTTGTCTACCGATAAGCCGGTCGCTAATTCGATATAATCCGGTAGCGCCATAATAAGCGTCTGTATGAGCTCGTCGTTATCGCCCTCGTTTACGTGCAGTACGTTACAAGCGTCGTGTAGGGTCATATTATCCACCTCGCTATAATTCGCTCAGAAAGCGCCGTATTCGCCATTCTGAGCCGTTTTTACGGTCGCGGTCGAGTAAATCTTCATTGAGACCACAGAAAGAGCGCTACAAGCCATTTCTGAGCCGTCTACGGCGGTCATAAAGCGAAGAGAGAGCCGAGAGCCCATTTTACCGAGCGTCTCGAGCTCTCTCTTGCTCATATTACCGTATTACCAGACTTTACCGTCGTACCGGTATTAAGCGGTCGCCTTGCTCAGCTTTACGAAAGCTTCTTCGACGAGCGGCTTCGCGTCGGCGACCGCCATAGCGCGATAGTCGACGACGCCCTTCTTAAAGCTCGACTCGCGAGAAGACTCGACGACGATACCGTCGGGCAGGTTGTAGCCGTAGTATTTCGCGAAGTTACCGAGATAGACGGTATTATCGGCGATATTGTCGTCGATCACGACAGGGAAGCCGAGCACTTTACCGACGGTCTCGTCTTTCGGGTCTGCGACGAAGATAGGCCGCTGAGCGCCGTCGAGCATACCGTAGAAGACGGTATACAGAGTCGCGTTATTCATCGCCATTTTAGCGCCGGCGGCGTAGCCGCGCTTCAGAAGAGCGACGAAGGTAACGACGTCGGTATACGTAAAGCTCGCGGTCTTCGCGATCTGGTGATGATTCTTACCGTTGCCAGAAGTCGCCCACGTAATACCGGCTTCGAGTCCGGTACCCTGAGAAGAGCCGGTACCGTTGACGACGGTATAGTCGAGCGTCTCCATAACGCAAGCGGTAAGCTCGTCGACGAGATAGCTCTCGAAAGCGGCGACGCTCATACGACGCACCTTCTCAGAGATAGAGAAGACCTTCATAAGCTCGTAGCCGTCGAAAGAGACGGTCGCTACGGTCACGTTCTCAGAGTCCACCGCGGCGGCTTCGGTATGCCACGCCGCTTTAGTGCTGGGCGTACCGACAGGTACGGCGATCTTCGTCGGGATATTGAAAGCGCGACACTCGCCCAGAAGACCGCCCATAGTGCGAGCCTTCTTAATGATCTCATTCAGAGTCGAAGTAGGCAGTACGGCGGCGCTATTGCTGGAAGTGTTGTAAGCGTCGTTGCGCTTCTCGGCGACTTCCATACCCAGAGAGAAAGCGCGAGTCTCGGCGTCGTTCAGCTTGCGACCGAGAAGAGTCTTAAAGAAAGCGCTACGGTACTCTTCGCTCGCGTAGACGGTCTCGGCGTCGAAGGTCTTCGCGTTCGCGCCGGTCTCGAGAAGAGAGAGCGTACGCTTCGCGGCGCTACGGGTCTCGGCGTTGTCGCGAGCTTCTTTAATGCCTTTAAGCTCGATATTCAGAGCTTCGACGTCGGCGTCGGCGTTATTGTCGATCTCGGCGGCGATAGCGGCGGCGCGAGTCTGCATTTCCTCGACGGTCTTAGTACGGTAGAAGTTGAAAGCTTCTGCTACGGTCTTAAATTTCATTGTTATTTACCTCGTCTTTCTCGACGCTCTCGGCGTCGGTCTTATGGTCGAGCTCTTTCTCGAGCTCAGAGATAACGGTCTCGAGCGCCACAGTACCGACGGGCTCGTCGATCTGAGCGGCGGTAGTCGTCTCGTCGAGCTCGACGGTCGCTTCTACCGGCGTCTTTTCTGTGGTCTCTACAACCTCTTTCGGTCTGGGTACAAAGAAGAAAGCAGAGAGAAAGTCGCGCTTTTCATTACGAGCTTCAGCTTTAATAGAAATTAGCTTCACTCTATGAGCGTCAGCAAAAGCTTGTAACTCAGCCGCGAAAGCATAAGCGGAGGTCGGTACTCTCTTCATCTCCTTAATACCTCTCTTTCATAATCTGGTTTACGAGTATCTTCGCCGCTCGTCTCTTTTCCATGAGACCACAGAGGAGAAGACGCGACTCGCGGCTCTCTACCGAGACCGTAGTCGACTCGTAAGCAGGAAAAGCCGTAAGAGTACACTCGAGTATTTTACCGATACGCTTAATCGTACGGGTATTCGTATACGGGTCGTACTCGTCGCCGCCATCCGGTACGGTAAAAGCGTAGCTCATACCGCGAATATCGCCACGTTCTACCGCTTGGTAGGCTTCTCTACCGGCTTCGGTATCCGGTAGCACCGCTCGCATAGCGAGACCGTCGTCGTCGACCGTTAAGCTCATTGTCTTTGGTGTACGAGCGAGCGGTATACGGCTCGCGTCGTGCCCCACTAAGAGCCGTACGTCGCTTAGGTCTGCACCGTCGAGAGCGCCGCGCTTTACGATCTCGATATAGCTACCGCTAATATCGTGTATCGTCGTCGGCGTCTCGTATACGACCGGTCTACCGGTCAAAATAAGAGCTTTCTCGTCGTCTGCCGGCGGCGCTTCGGCTCGTATTTCCATTACTCTAATTTCTTTCATTGCGTTATACCTCTGCTCTCATATTCCACGCTTTGACAGCGCTATTGCATGCTTCGTTGTTCCACGCTATCAAGGCCGGTTCATCAGCTGACCGATATATCTTCCCTTGTGCACCGCATATATCACACTTAACGAATACGAAGTATACGCGAGACTTGTAACCATAATTCGAGCTAAGATAACTTGCGCCGCCGCAGTGAGGACAAGATTTAATATTACTTACCATCGTCGACCACCTCTTTTAGCCGGTTATCGGGCTTCTTTCCGAGTTGGTACTCTGTTGCGAGCGCCGAGTCGATCATATTAAGAGCTTGTAGCCGCTT